TTTCAAAATCATTAAAAGAAAAAATACAGGTAGAAGCAACTAATAAGAACATGTTGAAAATGCCTAAAATAGGAGTGTTGCCAACTTGATGTATGGAGGCTTTGATGTATATAAGACTTACTTGGCTATCAAGTTACACTTTCAGTCAGACAGTTATGACTATTATAAGTATGGGGGAAAGGTCAACGCAAAACTAGACACATTTACAAAACGTAAAGATAGATATTTTTTTCACAAGTTGAGTACAAAATATGGACAAGATGATATACTTGATTTCTTTGTTGCTAACTTTATTTCAGATAGCAAAAGATGGATTGGTAATCTGCTACAAAATGATGGTAGAGATGTTTACTTGGCTTATAAAAAAAGGAAAGAGTCATTTGCCTATCATTTTAGGTCAGATTGTAATAATGTTGCTAATGACTTTAACAACCGTAGTCTTTCTTTTAATGATGGGTTTATTCCTCCTGATGGACAGCATCCACGAATGTTACGCTTACTTATTCAAAGGAAAATTAGTTACCAGACCACGGTCGTTCTTAATCACTTTCTTAACTTTACTAAAAATTGGGATAAAGAAATTACCGAGAAAATTGTATGGCCTGAAATCTCACTTAAGGTGGCCCGAGTAAAACCCTTTATAAACTTCAATGCGACAGAATGTAAATTGATTATGAAAGAGGTATTTGTTAATCAATGAGACTTGACAGAATTAACAAAATATGATATAATGAGACCATGTTTGATAGAATAATATACACAGTAATAGACACCATTATGAAGTGGTGTGAAAAATATAAGAAATACAGAATTTATAGAGATAGTCCTAAACCTAACGAAAAAGATTTAAAGAAATGGTTAAAGAACAGGGAATAACTCTTATAAATAACTATGATACCGATTATACAGGTAACACAAATATAACAATACGAAAATATATACAAGGAGAAATATAATGGACTTTGATACATTAAAACAATCGTCAAGTAACTTTGACAAACTTACGAAAGCCATCGAGGCTAACCTCAATCCCGAGGACAAACAAAACAACAAATCAAAATACCAAGACGACAGATTTTGGAAACCCGAACTAGATAAAACTGGTAATGGTTTTGCTGTGTTAAGATTTTTACCAGCGCCAGAAGGTGAAGACTTACCTTGGCAAAGAGTATGGTCACATGCATTCCAAGATGTAGGTGGTTGGTATATTGAAAACTCACTAACTACATTAGGTCACAAAGACCCTGTGTCAGAAGAAAACACAAGACTTTGGAATACTGGTTTAGATAGTGATAAAGAAATTGCTAGAAAGAGAAAAAGAAAATTATCTTACTACTCAAATATTCTAGTGGTATCTGATCCTAAGCATCCAGAGAATGAAGGCAAGACTTTCTTATTCAAATTCGGTAAAAAGATATTTGATAAGATTACAGAGTCAATGCAACCTGCGTTTGAAGATGAGAAACCTATTAACCCATTTGATTTTTGGAAAGGTGCAAACTTTAAACTAAAAATTAGAAAAGTTGATGGTTACTGGAACTATGATAAGTCCGAGTTTGAGGGCGTATCACAAATTAAAGAGAGTGACGAAGATATCAAAACGTTATGGTCTTCTCAACACCCTCTTAAACCATTTCTTGCACCCGATAATTTTAAAACCTATGACGAACTCAAAGAGAAACTGAATAGGACGATTACAGGTGTACGAAGCTCAACAACTGCTGATAAAATAGACCTCCCATCTAAAAGTAGCGTTGAGAAAAGTACTGATGTTGCTCCAAAAGCAGCTAGTGATGATGACGATACGTTGTCTTACTTTAGTAAATTGGCTGAAGAGGAGTAATTCTCTCTCACATCATTAACTTTGAAAGGGCGCTCGAAAGGGCGCCTTTTTTGTTATAAATATATAAAATGGCAATAAGTATCCTAGACCCAATTAAAATACAACAAGGCGGCATAAGAAAAAGTGTTGACTGGTATAAGAAAACTGTTGCTACACTAGGGGATAGTATCACTGCTGCGGCTCTTTTAAGATCAGGCAAATTAAATGGTATTCCTAGTAGAGGAAGACTAAATTTCTTCTATTATGACCCTAAATATAAGAAGACATTACCTTTGTATGATAGGTTCCCACTTGTATTACCTTTAGAGACAATACCAGGTGGATTTATGGGAATGAACTTTCATTACATAAGACCTGTTCAACGAGTGAGTTTATTGAACAACTTACAAAAGTATGCTTCTGGTGGTATGAAACCATCAACAAGAATTGATGCTAGTTATGATGGCATTAAGAATATAAGAATTGCGAAAACGACTATCAAAAAATATTTGTATAGTCATGTCAGATCAAACTTTTTAAGAGTTGATTTTGATGAAGCAGCATTGGCAGTTATGTTGCCAGTGCAACAGTTTAGAAAAGGACAACCATACTAATGGCGATACTACGAGGCGGGAAAAGAATTGGTGGATACGATATCAGAATTGGGCTACCACGTGATCGCTCACTTGATGATGTCCAAAGAGATCCACGTTTAAGACAAAAGGCTGGTGGTAATCCTGAAACTACTATGGGTAGATTTCAAGCCATGGTCAATGAGGCTGAAGGCTTTCAAAGAAAGGCTAGATTCTATGTTGAGTTTGGTTTACCAAAAGGTGCAGTCATAGGTAATGGTAACCAAGATGAAATGTCAGGGTTCTCATCAGAGGCATTAGTGCAGACAATGAGAACAGATAACACACACAGACGTGTTCAAGCATTTTGTAGTGAGATATCTATGCCAAATAGAGAAGCTACACAAAAAGAAATTAAACACAATGGACCAACAAGAAGTTTTGTATATGATTATACTTCTGGTGACATTACTGCTACATTTTATACAGACAAGTTTATGAGAGAAAGAACTTTCTTTGAGATATGGCAAAAGGCAGCATTCAGTAACACTACACACAATTTTAATTACTACGATAACTATGTTGCGCCAATAGACATTATGGCGTTAGGTAGTTTTGCTAGTAGAGATGAAAGAGATGATGTAACCTATGCAGTCAGATTATTAGGTGCATATCCAAAAACAATTAGTGAAGTTTCATTTGCTCATACTTCAAACGATATACAAACTTTTAACGTCACATTTAGTTTTAGAAACTGGGTTAATTATTTCATAGATAGAAATGGACAAATAGATTTAGGACAAGGTGATTTCAAACAACCAACAGTCAAAAGAGCTGGTGGTATATTTGGTGGATTGATAAGTATGTTACCACCAGAGATCAGAAGAGCAGGGCGTGATGTACTAAATGATTTAAGAAGAAGAGCACCAATAGGTAGAGTGACAGGTGGTAGAGTATTCCCACCATTTAGAATACCACCGTTAAATTTATAATATAAGGAGATATAATGGCGTTACCAACAATTGAGACACCAAGATATGAATTGACTTTACCATCAACTGATGTAAATGTACAGTTTAGACCATTCCTAGTTAAAGAAGAAAAACTATTACTCGTGGCTATGGAATCAAAAGATAATAACGAAATAGTAAATGCGACAAAAGACATATTGAAAGCTTGTACATATGATAAACTTGATATAGAAAAGCTACCAATGTTTGATATAGAATATTTGTTATTACAGATAAGAAGTAAATCAGTAGGTGAAGTTGCTAACTTCAAAGTTATTTGTCCAGATGATAAGATGACTGCTGCTGATGTTGAATTAGATTTATCAACTGTCGAAGTACAAGTTGATGATGACCACAATAACAAAGTTGTTATAGACGAAGAAAGAAAACTAGGATTAGTACTGAACTATCCATCGCTAGGTATAACCAAGGCTGGTTTTGATGTGAACAAAGAAAATATAGATACTATGTTTAACGTAGTAGCAAGTTGTATTGACCACATCTATGAGGGTGATAAAACATATCCTGCGAAAGATAGTACAAAGAAAGAACTAGTTACATTTTTAGAAGGTCTATCTCAACAAGCATTTTTGAAGATACGAAAGTTTTTTGATACAATGCCACAATTACGACATGAAGTTGAGGTGACTAATCCAAAGACTGGTGTAAAAAGTAAGGTGACATTTAAGGGATTACAAGATTTTTTTCAATAAGCCTGTCCCACAATAGCCTACAGGCCTATTATGAAACCAATTTTGCCCTTATGCAACATCATAAATATTCATTGACGGAGTTAGATAATCTAATGCCGTGGGAGAAAGAGATATATGTTGGTATGTTGACTAACTATATCAAAGAAGAAAACGATAAAAGAAGGCGAGACAAAAAATGATAGACAAAATTAAAAACATATTGGGATCAGGTTGGTCTGGTATAAAATATAGTATAAAACAATTATGGCATTTCATTGAGGTAGAGATACCTGAACTAATGTCAAATTGGAGACTAGTACCAAGATTATTAATGTTAGCTTATGGCTGGGCATTTTTAGATGTAATCAATTGGTTTATGGCACTAGAAAATCCTAACAACGCACAAGCAGGGTTAGTGTCAGTAGTAGTTGGCGCCGGCGCTGGTTGGTTTGCAATATATGTAAATGGCAAACCCTCTAAAGTAAAGAATAAAGAATAATGGCATTACCAG